GGAGCAGGAAATTTTTTCGCCAGTAGCGATTTTACTACTAATAGTTGGTTTAATATACTTGATTTAGGAATCTGTTCCGGCGGGCAGGGCACTACCACCATAATAAATTTAAACAGTTTGATCTTAAGTCCCAACGCAACATACAACAATCTGTTCGTTGTAATGGTTGGTACTGGTGTTATTACACCAAATGGGATATCTATTAAACAATTGACTATCAACTGTCCTGGTGGCACAACAACGTTGACTGGTTCGCTAGTGACTGGCTTTGGTTCTCCAAGTTCTATTGCAACACTTTCTGCCGGTACGTTAAATTTAAATGGATTTAATTTAACAGCTGGAACATTCAGTTCAAGTAATTCCAATACTCGTTCTATATCATTTGGTTCTGGTAATATTATATTGACTAATGCTGCTGTTGGTGAAACTGTTCTGAACATGGCAAACGCTACCAATTTTACTTTGACGGGCACCGGTGGATTTACTACAGCAATGTCGGTAACCAGAACATTCTCTTTCGGTAGTACTACTGGTGGAACAGTTACTAATGCACCTAACTTATCATTAACTTCTGGTGCCAGTGTTCCCACATTTACAACAGGCAGCTGGTTTAAAAGCTTAAACTTTACTGGTTCAACAAGTACGCCAGCAACAACTCAACTAAATGTTGACACATTAACACTGGCAACTGGCGGCACTTACACTGCATTAACACCAATTTTCACACGTACACAAACATGGACTCCACAATTTAGTAAACAGTTAGATGGTATTGGTGTGGGTGCTGCGGGAGTAACACTCACATTAGAAGGCACACAAACATATACTGCAACAGCAGATTTGTATGTAAATGCTGGTACATTAAACTTAAACTCGACAGACCAAACATTTGATTATTTTATATCAACTGGAACTGGATCGAGGTCAATTACTGGTGGTGGTTCAATCACAGTTAAAAATGATTGGACTGTAACATCAGGATCCGGATTTACAGGATCCGATTATACAATTAAAATGAATAAATCAACAGCTAAAACTTTTGCTGGTGCAGGTGGTACATATGGTACATTGATTCAAAATGGAAATGGCGCGTTAAATGTCACTGGTTCAAATACTTTTGCAGACATACAGTTAATTTAAGGTAATAAAATGGCATCAACTATTACATTTGAAGCTGGGTCTACAACAACAGTAACTGCTTTTACTTTATCTGGTTCTGCTGGAAATTTAGTAACAATAAACAGTTCGGTTTCGGGAACTCAATTCACACTGACTAAATCAAGTGGCACCGTAACTGCAAACTACTTACAAATACAAGATAGTAATGCTATTGGTGGCGCAACTTGGGATGCATCAAATGGCACTAACACAGACTTGGGAAATAATAGTGGATGGTTTTTCACTGGCGGTCCACCATCATATCAAATTAATGGCCAATTTATGGCGTTCTTCTTCTAAAAATACACATTAAAGATTGCGTTCCGGAGAAAGATAAATACCTCATATAGGGGGACATAATGGCAGAACCAATCACATCTAGAACAGCTTTCAAAGAGTATTGCCTAAGAAGGCTGGGATTCCCAGTCATTGAAATAAATGTTGATGACGATCAAGTAGAAGACAGAATTGATGATGCTTTACAATATTGGCAAGATTATCACTTTGACGGTTTGCAAAAAGTTTATTACATCAAAAAAATTGATGCAACCGATATCGCAAACAAATATTTAAATTTAACTGAGGCCAAAGACTCGTCAAATAATGTATTACAGATTGCTGGTATAACCCGCATCTTTCCTATCTCCGATTCATTATCTTCCGTTAACATGTTCGATTTGAGATACCAACTCAGGTTAAATGAATTGTATGACTTCACCTCAGCGTCCTACATAAACTATACACTGACGCAACAACATTTGCGTTCATTGGAACTTATGTTCACAGGTGAAGTTCCAATTCGTTTCCAGAGACATATGCAACGACTATATATTGATTGGGCTTGGGGGCGTTCACAAGCACCACTTGGAACAACAGTCATAGCGGAATGTTATGCTGCAATTGATCCTGAAATGTATAACATGGTATGGAATGACCGTTGGTTGAAAGAATATGCAACGGCACTTATCAAACGGTCTTGGGGAAATAACCTTAAAAAGTTTGAGGGTATACAGTTACCTGGCGGCGTCAAACTCAATGGTGATAAGATTTACACCGAAGCAAAAGATGAGATTGATGCCTTACATGCAGAAATTGGTGACAAATATGGTGCACCACTAGAAATGTTTATGAATTAATATGGCAACCAATGTATACTTTAACAACTACAATTCGTTAGCTGAACAACGAGTAGTTGAAGATTTAATTGTAGAATCCATTAAAATAATGGGTTTTGACGCATACTATCTTCCGATTGAGAATGAAGAAGATAGGGATATTCTTTATGGTGAAGACCCAATTAAGAAATTTAGTTCTGCGTTTCCTATCGAATTCTATCTTTCCAATTCATTAGAGTATACAGGCGAAAGAGAATTCTTCTCAAAATTTGGGCTTGAGATTAAAAATAATGTCAACATCATATTGTCCAAGAGGTCATTCTCTCAAAGAGTACCACAAGATAAACTGACTCGACCTAGAGAAGGTGATTTGATTTATGTACCATTCTTAAACGGTACAGGTGAGTTGCTTGAGATTAAATTTACAAATCAAACCAAAGATTTCTTTATGTTAGGCCGCAAGATTCCATATTTCTATGAATTGGAACTTGAGAAGTTTAAATACTCACAAGAAGTTATTGATACTGGTGTTGAAGACATTGATGATGTAATGATACAATCAAGTTACACAATAGAATTGAACACAGGTACCGGAACAGGAACATTTGAAGCAAGAGAGATTGTATTTCAATCGACTGATGGAACTCAGGCCAATTCAAGTGTTGTTGCTATCGTTCAAGAATGGAACACAAAAGACAATATACTAAAAGTAACAAATGTTGCTGGTGAGTTCATGGACAATGTGGTAATTATTGGTGCAACAAGTAATGCACAACACTATTTGTCATCATATGATCCACTCAAAGACAGTACCAGAAACGAAACTTATGATAACCTTTATTTGTTTAATGAAGCAAATAACATTATAGATTTCACAGAAGATAATCCGTTTGGAAAAATATAATGTCATCATATAACCGCGTCATAAGAAAATTGGTTGTTGGATTTGGCAATCTATTTGATAACATCACATTGTATAGATTCGACACAGACAATGAGGAAACTGAAAGGTTTATTGTACCAATTGCATATGCATCAAAAGAACGATATGTCATGCGTTTGGAAGATGATGCAAACTTGGATAAAAAAGTACAGATAACTCTACCAAGAATGTCTTTTGAAATGGCAGGGTTGACATATGATTCTTCCAGAAAACAAAATACAAATATAAAGAATTTTACGGGAACAGTACCTTCTGGAATTATATCACAATATAATCCCGTACCATACAATTTTGATTTTAATCTGTACATATATGTCAGAAACATTGAAGATGGTACACAAATCATCGAACACATTTTACCATACTTTACACCAGACTACACAGTAAAATTAAATTTGATTCCAGAAATGGGCATAGTCAAAGAAGTTCCTGTTATTCTGAATAGCACAACACACGAAATACTTTATGAAGGTGCTAGAGAAAATGATACCAGAATGATTGTCTGGACATTAAATTTCACGGTCAAAGGTTTTATATTTGGTAAAATGTCTGAGACAAATGTTATCAACAGAGCATTTGTTTCTGTTTACAATCAGGTATCAAAAGATGAAAACATCGAATTCTATATGAACTTAGAATCTGGTTACGGAACATACAAAGTTGGTGAAGAAGTATATCAAGGATACACCGCAGAAGATGCAACAGCCACCGGCATTGTTGTTCAATTTACAGAAAACATATTAAGACTAAAAAACTTGACAGGAAACTTTGTGTCCGACAAACCCATATATGGTATAAATACCTTGGCAAACTATAACTTCACTTCTTATAACTTGAACCCACTGAAGTTTGTTGAAATTGACGCAGTTGGCAGAGTCACTACAGATATCGATTACATGTCAGTTGATAAAGAAGAGGCTAAGGCTGATAACACATTGAATACTGTTTTGACAATTAACAAAGCCGCAAACCAATAAACAAGAGAGAACTAAATGGCTAAACAAATTATTAATATTGGTATTAGAGCAAATGATGGTAAAGGTGATTCATTAAGAACCGCCTTTATAAAAACAAACTCCAACATTGGTGAGTTGTTTGCAAATGTAGCTAGTAACGCAAACACCTCAAACATTTATTTTGACACCAATTCAACATTAGCACAAGGTGCTTATGATAGAGCAAACTCTGTCTTCTTGGGTGATATTAATTTCCAAGACAATTTGATGTACAGTAACTCTATTGTTGAAATTGGTAACGATCAACACCAACATAAAGCTTGGGGTTTATTATACGGTCAAATAACAGAACAAGCCAATAACACATATGGCAATGGTGTTGCATACGATTCGGCAAATAATATATTAGTTGCAACAACAACACAAAATGAAGTTAATGGATTACCACAATCGACAGTTATTAAATACGATCCATTTGGCAACATATACTGGAGAAAATCAGTACCTACGATGAATGTTAATAATGTATTGTTGGCCAGTTACGGTGAAGCGGTAACAGTTGATGCGAACAATAATGTGTATCTGTTAACAAACATACCAGAAAATTTCTCAACCTTAGTTACAAAATTCAATTATACTGGACAAAATGTTTACAGCACATTGATTTCGGATGCAGAAGGTTCGACAGATATTACAGTTGATGATGAAGAGTTTCCATATTTTGTGGGTCAACACAATCTATTAACAGGTTTAGATATCACTGGTGAATTATACTTCACAAGTTTTAGCGCACAGTCAATGAATGCTCATGTGGTAGTAGCACTGCCAAACAATCGTGGTGTGTTGGTTGGTTCAGATGGTGGCAAGATACATAAATTCGATACTGAAGGTGTTTATATTTTTTCGAACAATGTAAACACCGATGGCAGAAAAATTATTGGTTTAGCATATGACAACGCAAACAATTTTTATGCAGCATCAAACACAGTAATTTATAAATTTAGAGCCAACAATCAATTAATTTGGGAAAGAGAAATTACGGGTGTGAGCTCACCAAACATAAATTTCATCAAATACGATAACAACTTTCTATATGTCAATGGTGCAACAACCGATCCAAACAGCCAACGCGCATTTATAAACTACAAAATTGATGCAAACGGTTCATTGGTTTGGGCAAATGCACTTGAAGTACCTAGTGCCAATCAAAGCATCAGGCTTGGGCATAGACAATTGGATGTTCGCGGAGACTTTTTAGTTGGAATTGGATATGCAAGACCTAACAACAGTACTAAAGATATAAGTGTAACATATCAACTACCAACTAGTGGTGCTTTAGCTGGAACATATTTTGGTGCATCCGGAAGTCGATGGAATAGTTTCACTTATGTTACTGTACCAGAAGCAAATACAACAATAAGCACCACAGTTGGTACTGGCAACACAACAGTAACGATTGCAGAAAATACTGATTATTCATATACGATGAATCTCGTAATTTATGGCAATCCAAGTCCAGAAAATGAAGAAGACATTTACAATTTTAGTCAGAAATGGGACTTCAATGGATTAGGAACAATAGTATTTCCATCTTCTGGTGACACCGTTGGTATGGACTTGAATGGTAAAACAATTAGAAATGTTGGAGTCATTAATTTTGCCGATGGTACTAGTTCAAATACTTTTGGTAATATCGCAGCAAGTCCTCCAACGACAGCTAGAGGTGTCACAGGAGACAGAAGAGGTAACATAAGAGCGAACAGCACATACTTATATTACTGTTCAAATAACTATGATGGTACAGCTAATGTTTGGAAACGGATTGCTTGGAGCAATGACACTTGGTAAAAATGGAAAATAACATGAATACTTTTGATAAAAATATGGAAAACATTTTTGATGTGGTGTCTGTAAAAGAGACTGAAAAATCTTTTGATGTTAAAGTAAAATCTACAGATGAACCTGATCT